AGGCCCGTGCACAGGAGGACGACCAGGACGAGGGCGGGCAGGTAGGTGCCGATCACCGGCCGGGCCCTGTCTGCTCCGGTATCGGCTCGACGGGCGCCTGCAGCTCGTGCAGCTCGCGGTACAGCGCCATGTTCTCCGCCTGGGCGGCGAGGAGCCGCTCGTCGAGGCTGGCCGCCCGCTCCCGCCAGGTGCGGAGCTCGTCGGCGAGCTCGCGGGCGCCGGGGACAGTGGTCATCTGCTGCAGGAGTCGGATCTGGCCGCGCAGGATCGTCTCCAGCGCGTCCGGGGTCGTGGTCTCGATCGGCATCGGCGGCGGCCCGGGCCGTACGGTCAGCTTCGGCCGCTCCCGCTCCTCAGCCAGCTGCAGCCGCAGGTACGCGACGTCCGCCTGCAGCCGGCGGCGCGACGCGAACCAGCCGGTCACAGGTCCGACTCCTCTCGGGCCTCGCGGTCGACGCAGTCCTCGCACCCGCAGTAGGTCCAGGAACCGTCGATGAACTCGGCGCCGCACTCCTCGTCGTCCTCGCGGCCGGCGCCCTTGCCGGTGGCGGCCTCCTCGGCCGCCCAGCGCTCCTCGTCGGCCAGGTCGAGGGAGATCTCGGCGGCCTTCTCCTCCTCGCGGGTGGGCTGCTCCACTTCGTCGGTGTAGTCGTCGTGCACGGGTCCTCCGTGGATCAGGTGGCCGCACTCGTCGCAGACGAGGCCGGCAGGTGTACGGGTGTGGCGGGTGGTCAGGTGGGCGCAGCGGGGGGTGTGGCAGGCGATCCAGGCGTCCGGGGCGCCGCCGAGGCGGTGCCGCCCGCTGCCGGGGCTGTAGGGCCAGTCGGCGGCCGGGAGCTCCACCGGGGGGAACCGGTGGGGGGCCCGGTGCTCCAGCCGGCGCCTCACCCCGTACTGCGCCAGCTGCACGGCCAGGCAGATCAACCCGATTGCGAGTAAGGGCAGTTCACGAGGCACGACGCGCCACCCCGGACCATGCGGCGACGGCGTCACCGGTGATGATCAGGTCGACCGTCACGTCCCCACGGCGGCCGCGCACGGTGTACGTGCCGTCCGTGTAGGACCCGGTCGACGGGTCGGCCTCGAACCGTGCGATCCACCAGCGCAGACAGTCGGTGGACTGCGGCCGGACGGTCACCCGGACCTCGGTGGCGGTCCGTACGTCGGTGTGCGTCACGTCCGGCTGCGACGTACGCAGCCGCAGCGCCAGGTCCGCGGCCGGCGAGTCCTCGTCGACGTCCTGGTCGACGGTGTGCCGCTCCTCAAGAACCGCAGCCAGCCGTACAGCCGCGCACGCGGCCCGGGCGGCGCCCGTCTCCGGGGACTGCAGCAGCTGGCAGTCCTCCAGGGCCTGCGCCAGCTCCTCGGCCGTCGTGTGCCCGGCCGCCATCGCGGCGCGCAGTGCGCCGGCGGCAGCCCGGACCCGCAGTACGTGGCTCACGACGCCCCACCACCGGTACGGCCCTCGACCACGGCCTCCAGCTCGGCGATCCGCTCGCGGAGCTCGCGCTCGGTCGTCTTGGAGGGGACCGTCGCGCGCAGCTTGACCCGCTGGCCGTTGTACGTGAACTCCAGCCGATGCCACGCGTACTCGTCGTCGTAGCGCTCGTCGTCGGCCTGGGGGATCCCGCCGAACAGGTCGGCGGCCAGGTCCAGGAGGCGTCGGCCGTGGTCCTCGTGACCCGGGGCCGACGAGTACGGGTAGAGGGTGCCGCGCAGGACGATCGGGCCCGTCGGCGGGTGGGCCCAGTACACAGCGGTGAAGAGGGTGGCGAGGTCCCGGTTGCGCTCGGCGCGCAGGACCAGCCGGTTCAGCAGGACCGCGGACTGCGACGTCCGGGGCAGGGTGTCGGGGGTGAACGCTGGCGGCTCCGAGGCCGCTACGTCGGTGGAGCTACTGTGTTCCATGGTGTACCTCGCTGTCGGTTGGTGAGGTGTCGCCGGGGGGTCGCTCGGGCCGGGAAGTCGGAGCGGCCCCGCATGCGTGGTGCGGAAGCACGAACCAGGGCTGGTCAGCCCGTCCGGCGCGCACCCTTGGGACGGATCTGCGTGATGGACGGGGCGCCGCCGGCGGCAGGCGTCGCCGTGGGATGGGCGACGGGGCGGACGCGGCACATGCGCTTGATCTCGGCGATGTCGTCCTCGTCGAACGCCACCGACTTCCCCAGCTTCTGGTGGGGCAGGTACCGCAGGTTCTCCTCCAGGTACGACTCACGACACCGGAGGAGCTGGGCGGTTTCCTTGAGGTCGTAGTTCTGGAGGTTCATGCGGTGGCCCCTTCCGGCATCTCGGTGTCGAAGACGTCGTCGTCCAGGTCCAGGAGCTGGACCAGGGCGCGCCGCAGTTGCGGCCGCGGCGTGTAGAGCCCGCGGTCGAGCTTGCTGAGGTGAGCGTGGGAGACCGGAACACCGGCCTCGGCGCAGCGGCCGGCGAGGGCGACCAGGGTCAGGCCGAGCTTGAGACGGCGGCGGCGCAGGGCCGTCGGGCCCGCTCTGCCTGCGGCTTTCTGTGGCATGCGACGCAGATTAACGCAGATTCCAGGGGGGCGGCAACAGATCTGCGCAGATATGTGCAGGCGGATCTGTGGAGATTCGGCGCGGGCCCTTGCGGGTACTGATACGGGCCGCAGGCACCTGCGCTAATCTGCGTTGAATCTGTCGGGTGGAAGGGTGTAGGGATGCCGGAGTCGTCGCTCGATGGCGCGATGGACAGGCGGAGGCAGGCTCTCGGGCTCACCTGGCGCCAGCTCGCGGAACAGGCGGGCATCTCGTACGAGACCCTCCGGGCCATCCGCAAGGGCGAGCAGGCCGGGGGCGACCTGACCCGTCGCGGCCTGGAGCGCGCACTCCTGTGGGAGACCGGGGGGTTCGAGGTCGCCGAGAGCGGCGGTGTGCCGGCTGTCGTGGCCGGACCGGCCGCCCAAGCACCCGAGGCGTCCACCGCGCCGACGGACCCTCAGGTCGAGGCGATCCTCACCATCTTGGGCGGCCTGCCCGAGCACGTGCAGGAAGAGGTGCTGCGGCGCCTCGGCGAGCGGCTGCCCCCCGGCGTGCAGCAGCGACGCAAGGCCAGCTGACTGCGCGTCACCCGGTGTTCCCGCCCGTGTTCCCCCGGGAACACGGGGGCCTGCCCAACCCGGTCGAGACAGGTTGAGGCAGGTCGAGGCCGATCGAAACCCGGAGGCCGCAGCGTTGCCGCAGGTCAGAGGCCTCGACGGGTCGGGTTCAAGTCCGGCTCCGGGCACCACCCCTGACACCCGGGGTGACCAGGTGATACGAGCGCATACGGCCATGATCTTTTGTCGGCGTGGGAACACGTCGGGAACACCGGCGCTACAGTGCGCCCTATGGCGAGCGTGCACCCGCGGAAGAACCGCGCAGGAGAGATCACCAGCTACCAGGTGAAGTGGCGTGACGGTGGCGGCCGGGACGGCGCCTGGCAGAGCGAGACGTTCGATTCCGATGACGAGCAGGCCGCCGAGGTCTTCAAGGCCGAGGTGGACCGGGCCGGCAACCGCTGGCCTCCGGGCTGGGTCAAGGGCCGCGGGTACATCGCGGCCGAGCAGGTCGCCGAGGACGCCTACCGCTTTCGGGTGTACGCCACCCGGGTGATCGAGAACCGGACCGGCATCGAGGAGCGCTACCGCGGCGCCTGTCACAAGGAGCTCGCCAAGTGGGTCTTCCCCACGTTCGGCGAGTGTGACGTCCGCTCCGTCGAACACTTCTCCAGCGACACCGTTAAGGCCTGGGTGCGGCAGCTGGAACAGACCAAGGTCTACCGCGGGCGGATGCCGGACGGCAGTCCCAAGGGCAAGCGCATGTCCCCCAAGACGATCCGCAACCTGCACGGGTTGCTGAGCAGCATCCTCGGCGAGGCCGTGCGCAGCGAACCGCCGTTGCGTAACCGCAACCCCTGCGAGCTGACGAACCTGCCGCGCATCGACGACGCCGGCGCCGACGACGACGAGGACATCGCCTTCCTGACCCCTCAGGAGGTACAGGCTTTGCGGGCCGCGTTCACCCTGCGGCAGGACCAGTTGATGGTGGACGTCAAGTACGGCACAGGGCTGCGGTACAGCGAACTGACGTCCCTGGCGCCCAAGTGCGTGCTGGACCTCGACGGCGGCCGGCCCCGGGTGCAGGTGCGCCGCGCGTGGAAACGCGACGAACACGGCGGGTACTACATCGGCACGCCCAAGACGAAGCGCTCGAGGCGGACCCTGCGCGTCAGCAGGTCGGTGGTCGCCGCGCTCGTCGAGCTGCAGGAGAGCGCCGGCCTCGACGAGGACGGGCTCTACTTCACCGGGGACCAGGGCCAGCGGCTGCACTACTCGACATTCCACGACCGGTGGCAGCGGGCGGTGAAGCGGGCCAAGGAGGCTGGCCTCCTGCCGAAGCACAAGCACCCGACCCCGCACGACCTGAGGCACTCTCACGCGGCAGCGCTCATCTCTGCCGGCCACGGGCTGACGTACGTACAGCGACGTCTGGGGCACGAGTCGGTCAAGACGACCTCGGACCTGTACGGGCATCTCCTGCCCGAGGCGGACGACGACGCGATGGCGACGATCGAGGCGGCCATGGCCGGAGCACGGCCGCAGCTGCGCTCCGTCGTGTAGACGTCAGTGCTTACCGCGCGCCGGGGCGGGGATTACGGGCTCCGCCTCGGCGCGCGGCCCCCGGCCGAGCACGCCTTCGATGCGCGCGCAGGCGACCTCGGCGCGGAGCTCGTCGACCTGGCGGGTGACGGTTCGTCGGTGCAGGGTGCAGGTGATGACGCCGCCTACGATCACGCCCAGCGTGACGATCTCCAGGACAGTTTCGTACATCGGTTTGATCTCCCAGCTGTCTACCGCAGGGGTGCCGTGAGGGGTGTCCCGATGGGCGCGGCGCTTACCTGATGTCTCTGTGGCTCGTAGGCTATACCGACTATTTGTGACTTCAACAGTACAAACTGCAATCACTCTGTCGGGGTCTGGTTTCGGTCGGTTGGCTGATAGTCACCGTAGGTCAGTGCAATACCCATCCGCCACTGGCTCACACATTTACCTGGCCAGGTAAGGACAAGCGATCAAGATCACTCCAACGTGGGCGTGTGTCACCGCCCTCGCCACCGCCCGACTGGGTACTCGTCCGCCGCCGCGCCATCGGTGCCCGCATCCGAGCGGCCCGCGCGGACGCCGGCCTCACGCAGGAGGCCCTTGCGGAGGCGGCCGGGGTCGATTCGAAAACCGTGCACCGTATCGAGTACGGCGTATCGGACCCAAGCCTCAGTGTCCTGCTCCGACTCTCGGATGCGTTAGGTGTCCCGCTGGTCGAGCTGGTACGCGCATGAAGCTGGGCCCTGCTCGGGGCAGGCGGGCCGTCGCGTGTCGGGGTGCGCGTCCCTGCATCGCCGTCCTCTCGCCGCAGGCTCGAACGACTCGAACATTCGTCCGTAATTGCTGCCTAGCTGTAGGTTGCCATCCGCACATGCCACGCGCCATGGGCGGAACACTCCTGTTTTCTGAAACGACCGGCGCCGTATGGGGGGATTGCCGGGCGGAGTGTGCGAGTCAGTCAAGTCGGACACGAGCGGCTGCAGCGGGTATGCCTGCCAACGACGAGGGGCCCGGCCGCAGGGGCGCGGTCGGGCCGTCACTCGCCGAGCTCTATACCGGCGGCCGGCCGGGGGTCGGCGTGGGCGCGGGCCGCGGCAGCGGCGGGCCCGGGTCCGGCGGCAACTTGGGGCTTCCCGATCCGTGCTTACCCATTTTCAAGATCCTTCCAGTGAGCTTGTAGATACCGAACGGGGGGAACAGGGTCACGCGGGGCGGGTAGCCAGCCTTGGCGCAGGGGATGCACAGCAGGTCCCTGCCGTGGCTGTCTTGGGTGGAGCGGGACACCTCCACCGGATTCGTCCAGCAGGCCTCGCAGACAGCGACGTCGGTCGGCGACGTTGTGAACTGGGTGGTGATCGTCACCACAGGTCCGGGGAGACCTCGAACCCGGCGGCCTCGATGGCCGCCACCGTGCGGTCCAGCCAGCCGCGGGCCGGGGTTTCGGTCCCGGTGACCGCAGGGTTGTGGTGGACGAAGCAGCCGAGCCGCGCGCACAACTCGGCGTAGATCGCGGTGTTGCTGAACAGCGCGTGCCAGCCGGCATCGACGGGACCCGACGGGACGAGCTCCTCGGCCGACGAGCAGCGGGCCATCGTGGCCACGAACTTCAGGGCCTCGGTCACCCGCTCTTCCGCGGCCACCCAACCCAGTTCGGGGTGGGTGCGGGCGAGGGTGGCCGTGACGATCATGAAGTCGTCCGACGAGAGGAGGTCCCGAGCGTCGCACCTGGCGGGCGCGGTGAGGGTGGTACCGACGGCGGGCGTGGGTACGTCGCCTTTGCCGGCGCTGCAGGGCGGTGTCGGTGGGGTGGACATGGCTGTGTCTCCTTCAGTAGTGGAAGGTTCAGCGGGCGCCGATGACGATGGCCGTCAGGAGCGCGAGGAGGATGACTACGTAGAGGGCCTGCCGCGCGGGCTCGGTCACTGATCGGCCAGCACGCGGAGGAAGGTCCTGACCGTACGGGCCAGGGCCCGCGCGTGGTTCCAGTTGCCGAGGGGGCTGTCGGTCGGGCCGTCGGTCGTGAGGCGGTGCCAGTCGGTCAGCGCGGCCGCCGCCGCTTCGTGCCCGGCCACGTCGGCGAGGAGCAAGCCCCCGTGACGCAGCAGGTCGTCGACGAGATGCGCGATCTCGGCCTCGTCCGGCTTCTGGTTGTAGGGGCCGAGAGCCCTTCCTACGACTGCGCTGCACGTGTCTGAACCGGTCTGCATGCCGGCGCTCCCTACCGTCATCAGCGGATGGTGAGAACACGCTCCCCGAGGACAGCCACAGACCCGATACACAGGCTGTATCGGCGGCAGTATCGTGCGGCTATGAGCGGTCAGGGACCATGGGCACAGCCACGTCTGCGCGAGGCGTGGGCACGACAGGACTGGGCGGACATCCTGCGTGAATTCCGGGCGGCCGCCGGCCTCTCACAGCGTGGCCTGGAGAAACTCATAGGGGTGCCGCAGCCCCACATCAGCGCGATCGAATCGGGGCGCCGGCGTGTCATGTCCGCCGACCTCATCGCTCGCCTCACCGAAGGGTTAGCCGTGCCCCCCGAACTGACCGGCATGCCGTCCGAGTCCGAACCGGACGACTGGGGCCCGCCCCCTGAGCTGAGGGACCGGATCGCGCACGGACACGCCACCGGCCGTACCGACCTGCGTACCGCCGACTGGATCGGGCAGGTGCTTGCCCAACACCGGCGTGCCGAGGACGAGGTGGGTGGCAGAACACTGTGGCCCGTGGTCCGCTCGCAGCTGGACTCCGTCACCAGGCTGATCCCGGGAACCACCGGCGAGACGGCGGACCGCCTCATGCTCCTCGCCGCCGAGCACGCTCATTGGCTTTCGTGGGTGGCGCACAGCGAAGGCCGCACGGGAGTTGCTCTTGCCTGGCTGGACGTCGCCCTGGGGTGGGCCATGGACGGCGGTCACCAGGACATGACGGCATGGGTGCACCGGGTGCGGTCCTACTACGCGCTGCAGCACGGTGACCCGCGGCGGGCCGAGCGCACGGCGCAGGCCGGGCGCGTCGGCAACCCTTCCCCTGCAGCCGCGTCGGCGGCCGCGCACCAGGAGGCCATGGCTGCTGCAGCACTCGGCGACCGGGACCGAGCGCGCCGCCTGTCCGACGAGGCGGTCCGCCTGGCGGCCCGGGTGCCGGACGAGGCGGACCGCCCGGGCTGGCTGTACTGGCTGGACCCGGTACGGGCACAGCTCGAGGCCGCGTCGGCGGCGGCGGCCTGCCACCACTGGCGGGCCGCCGCCGAGGGGTTCAGGGCAGGGCTGCCACAGCTGACCGGGTACCCGCGTGACCATGCGTACTACCTGGCTCGGCTGGAGGACGCCGAGCGGCGATTCAGCCGCGCTTGAGATCGACGCGCAGGATGGCAACGTTGGTTCCGACTGGGAGCTGCTCGGTGATCCTCGCCTTCACCAGCGGCCTGGCAGGCCCGTAGGTAATGGGTACCCCGTTCGGCAGGGTGCCCGCGGACTCGGGGTCCGGCAGCTCGAGGGTGTCTGTGCGCTTCTCGAGGTCGGCGGGTTCGTAGTCGTCGGGGCCTACGCCAGGCGGGATGATCAAGTACGTGATCTCGTAGAGGGCCATGGCGGGATCGTAGTTCCACGCCGTCACGAGCCGGACGCCCGCCTCCGGACGCACGAAAGCGCCCCCTCCCGCCCGAAGGCGAGAGGGGGCTGCGCTCTGCAGGCTGCCTCCTGACAGGGCTAGGCGATGCGGGTGAGCTTGAGCATCGACCCGGTCTTGAGGATGGTCGGTGTAGCGTTGGTCGAGGTCTGCGCCCACCTGAACTGCAGGGTTCCTCCGGTCCCGGCGACCCGCAGCACGCCGCGTGGGAGGACGGCTGATCCGGCCGCGATGATGCCGACGCCCGAGGCCGTGGCCGCGTCGTTGCGCTGGAGCTTGACCGAGCCGATGTTGTTGGTGTTGCCAGCGCTGACGCCGTTCTCCGTCCAGGACAGGGCAGCGCCCGCGGGGACGGTCCAGCCCATGGTGAGGTCGGCCGCGGGGTCGCCCTCGACGTCGAGGTACAGGGCGACCTCGTACCAGCCGTTCGCCACGACGGACAGAGCCAGGTGGTCGTCGTCCTGCAGCGTGTTGTTGGTGATCGGTTCGTCGGCGGTCTTGACCGCGGTGCGGGTCTCGGCCTCGGCGTTGGTCATGCGTGTCTCGAGGTCCGCGATGCGCAGCAGTGCGTCGTCGAGGTACCCGTTGAGGGCGTTGCCGGAGGCGAGTGGGTAGAACTGGCCGGTGGCCCATGCGCGGTCCCCGTGCGGGTCGCTCGCGGCCGTGTGGGCCGTCACCTTCCCGGCGGCGCCTGCAGAGGTTTCCAGTGCGCTCGTGTCCGCGATGCCGTGCACGTCCGTGGTGTCCGCGGCGTGCGTGGCGAGAGCCCCCGCGGCGGTCGCCTCGGCGGCGGCCTGCGCGCCGTTCGCCTTGGCCTGCGCGCCTGCAGAGGTTTCCAGTGCGCTCGTGTCCGCGATGCCGTGCACGTCCGTGGTGTCCGCGGCGTGCGTGGCGAGAGCCCCCGCCGCCGTCGCCTCGGCGGCGGCCTGCGCGGCGTTCGCCTTGCTCTGTGCTGCGGCCGGTGTCTCGGCACCGATCGCTGCCGGGGCGACAGGGTCCGTGCCGCCCGAGCCGTGACTCGCCGCGTGGACGGTCGGGGGTCGGGCGTTGGTGGTGCTCGGGTCGGTGGAGCGCAGCGCGATGTCTGCGCCCGCGCCGGCGGCCCCCAGCGGAGGCTGTGGTCCAGCCTCGCCGGAGTCTCCCTTCGGTCCCTCGGGGCCGCGCAGGTAGCCGACTGCCCCGGGGTCGGCCTGGATCAGGTCGGTGATGGGGATCGCGGTCCCGTCGCCGTGCGGCAGCTCGAAGTGCTGCACCTTGACGATGACGCCCTGGTGGTACTCCTCGTACCGCCACAGCCGGCCGGTGACCGGTTCGACGGTGGCGTCGTCGGTGGTGACCAGTTCGGCGGACCAGGCGCCGTCTGCGATGGTCTGTTCCTCGCCGGACGAGGCGAGGATCTCGTCCCCTGCGGTGTCGGTCCAGCGCGCCGGGTAGGGGGCGAGGACTACCCTCCGGATCCCGGACGGCGCGCCGACGATCGGGCTGCCGACGAGGCCGGTGACGGTGCGGGTGGTGGGCATGCCCGGTCCTACCTACTCTTGTCGGCGCGCTGGGCGCGGATGACTATGCGGGTGCGCTGCACCATGAGGGCAGCGATCGCGAGGAGCAGGGCCGTGCGCAGGCCGCGTAGGACGATCGCGGCACAGCCGTCGGGCCACAGGATGATCAGGATGGTGTACAGGCACAGGCCGCCGACCGAGGCGGCGAGCAGCTGCAGGTTGCGGCCGATGTCGCTGCGCCACCACGGTGCGTTCCAGTGGTAGGCGACGGCGAACACGGCGCAGGCCGCGGCGGCCGTGGCGGAGGCGGCCAGGTTCACCCACTGGTCGGGGGTCAGGGGCATCATGATGTGCCTCCTCTCAGCGCGGCGGTGATTCGTTCCGCGAAGTGGTTCTCGGCCCGGGCCGAGCGCAGCAGTCTGGCTGCTGCCTCGACCTCGGGCCGCCGTGCCTCCGCCGCTTCGAGGGCGCACTGGGCACGGTCCAGTGCGCCGTCCGCGGCACGCTGCCCTGGGGTCGTCCTACTGGCCCTGCAGCCCATCGTTCGCTTGAACCAGCGGAGCATCGTCCACCTCCTTCGCGCGGGGCAGGGAGGTGAGTACGTGCCCTGCTGTGCGGGACAGCTCGAGGAGCTCGGTGACCTGCTCGCGCTCGGCCTGGCGGGCCCGCTCGGACTCGCCGTGTGCGGCCCGCCAGGTGTCGCGTTCCTCGCGCATGTCGACGAGCGTGGTGCGTGGGACGAGGCGGCCGGTGAGGATGAGGAGCACGACTAGGACGAGGAGGCCGGCCGCGCCGAGGTCGGTCGGGGTGAAGCCGAAGATGTCCACGGCCGGTACCTCCTGGGGTTGTACGGGCAACGATCAGGCTCCGTGAAGGGTGGTCGCCTGTGAGCTCGCGGTGATCAGCCGGTCTTGCGCGGCGCCGCTCAGACCCACCGGCTTGTAGAGGCCGAAGTGCACGAGGACCCCGATGCCGAAGGTGACGCCGGAGAGCACGGCGGCGGTGCCCGGGTCGAACCCGGCCACGGGGTGCAGCACCTCGACGAGGAAGCCGTTCACCGTGGACAGGGCCAGGAGCAGCACGGCCTTGCGGGCGGCGGACGTGACGCGGGTGGTGACCAGCCCGACGAGTACGGGCAGGCCGACGGAGACGAGGAGGCCGAGCCAGTAGGCGCGGTCGAGAGCGACGGACATGAACGGTCCTTTCGGGGGTCAGTCGATGACGGTGAAGCCGTGGGCGGCGCCCAGGGCGACGAGGGACTTGCGGCCAGGGATGCCGTCGGCGTCCGGGCCGCTGTAGTGCAGGCGTCGCTGCCAGGCGGCGTAGGCCTGGATCGTGGACGTGCCGAAGTGGCCGTCGACGAGCGAGGCGGAGAGGAGCCCTTCCGCGCGGAGAGCGGCCTCGACGGTGCGTACGCCCGCGTACGACACCGGCGTACCGGACTTGGGCGGGTCGACGGCCGCGGCCGAGATAAGCCGGGAGAGGTCGACCACCGGCGTGCTCGGCGCGGGTGTGCCTCCCGGGCGGGGGGCGCCGCGCTTCACCCACTCGTAGAGCGGGCCGCCGGGGCAGGTGGTCGCATAGCCGTCGCGGTGGCCGAGGATGTCGTCGCCCGCCTCGCCCTCGGCGCGGAGCCACTCGATCGCGTCGCGTACGCCGTGCAGCTGGGCGTCGGTCGGGGTGTCCAGGCCGCCGCCGGCCTTGGCGACGAGGGCGACCACCGAGTAGTGCCGGGTGTTCAGCGTGGCGGTCCCGTTGGCGCCGGAACGGTGGTTGGGCCCGCGGCCCTCGTACACGCTCCCGTGCTCGCACACGGCTGCGTTGTAGGCGATGTCCACGTATCCCTCGGCCGTGTTGGCGAGGTGGCTGGCGCGGATCGCGCGTACGTAGTCGTCGCACAGGTCGTGCCGGCGGCTCAGGTATTCGCTGCCGAGGTAGTGCACCTTGGTGCCCTCGGTGCTCGCGATGAACGCGGCTGGGGACGTTGCGGGCAGGCCGTAGGCGGATCTACGGACGAGGTCCATGGGTGCCTCCTGGGCATGGGAAACGCCCCGGCCTCAAGGCTCGGGGCGTGGTGGTGGTGTGGGGTGGTTACCAGCCGGGCGGCAGGCGGCGGGCGGGCTCGGCGGCCTGGCCCTCGTCGGTGAACGGGAACTCCGGCTCCGGTGGCGTGCACGGGCAGGTGCCGCCCTTGCCGGGGCCGGGGCATCCGGCCTCGTGCACGAACGCGGCGGCTTCCGGCGACAGGGCGTGGTCTGCGCACGCGTACACGGGGACCGTGTCGTCGGGGCTGGTGTCGGTCCGGCGCTGCCATTGCACGACGGCCGGGCCACCGCAGGTGCTGCAGGACTTCATGCGTGGATCCTCTCGACGTACATCATGCAGGCCGACTCGTTGGCGAATGCCGTGCTGAGAGACCCGCCGGAGTTCTGTCCGGCGGCGCCCTCCACGTAGTCGCCCACCGCGAGCAGCAGGACGTGGCTGGCCTCCACGATGGCGTTGAGCGTGCCGGCACCCAGCAGGTTGGCCCCGCCTTGGATGTACGCCCCGTTTTTGTGGACCCGGGCGCCCCGGCTCCCGGTGGAGTTGGTGGCGAAAGCGGCGCGGACGGTGACCCGATACCAGCCCGCGAGCTGGCACGTGTAGCGGGAGGTGTTGGTGACGGTGGAGTGCCCGCTGTACGAGTCGACGATCTCCGTATCGAACGGCATCACCGTCCATGATCCGTTCGCGATGGACTGGGTCACGGTCTGTTGGAGCACGGCGAGCGGTGGGTTCTCCAGCTGGTCGACGAGCTGGGCGGTCAAGGTCTGACCGGAGTAGGCCATGGGCGTGCCTCCTTACAGGGCCAGTACGGCGGGCTGGGCGGGGCTGACGGCCGCGCCGGCGGCGTGCGATTTGACGATGCCGTTGACCGCGCGGATCACGGTGGCCGTCTGCGGGCTGCTGGTCCCGGTCATCGTGGTCACGGTGATGACCTCGCCGCCGATCTTGATGTCGTAGGGCTCGTCGGTGGTCGACCACAGTGGGCCCGTCGAGGTGGCCACCGACAGGGTCGTCGCCGTCGATGTGACCCCGGAGGCCAGCGTCGATCCTGCTGTGTCGAGCCTGGCCAGCAGGGGGTCGTCGAGGACGGCCACCGTCCACATGCCGGCCGGGCTGCAGTTGAGGACGATGTCCCAGGCCGGGGGGCGGAAGGTTTCGGTGTAGCCCTCGACGATGAGGTCGATCGGGCCGGGTGGCTGCCATTCCGGGGGGTTGACGATCTGGATCCGGTCCCCGATGTCCAGGGCCAGGACCGCCGGAATCAGGTGGGGTGCGGCGGCCAGGTTGATGCGGACGGTCGGGTATCGGGCCTCGCCCCATGTACCCATGTGCAGGAGCCAGTACGCGATGGGCTCGGCCTGGCTGTCCTCGTTCAGGTTCAGAGTCCGTGAGTCGTCGTACGGGCCGACACCGGCCGGCGGGGGCTGGATGGACCGGGGGCCCGTTTCGTCGACCGCGCGCCCCGAGGACCCGCCGACGCGGGTGACGGTGCGGTCGTTGCGGATGCGCTGGTCGTCGGGGGCGGGCAGCAGCGGCGGCGCCACCTCGCCCGGAGCGTTGCAGTCCAGGGTCAGGGCGACGCGCTGGTTGTAGAACGAGTTGCGCGACCGGTACATGAGGCCGAGCCGGTCGCGGGACTCGTAGAGCACACCGAGGTCGGCGGCGGCGCACTCGCCGAGGAGGGACAGGAGCTTGTCCGGACGCTGCGCCCCCATGAAGATGCTCGCGTTGCCCGCCTCGATGGGGATGGACTCCTCGGTGCCGAGACGGTCCAGCCGGCTGCTGGCCGATTCGCCCCTCCACCCGTTGTCGCCGAACCTGTACGGGGCCGTGCTGGAGCTGGGGAACACGCCGAGGTGGCCGATGCGCATGTCGGCGGCCAGGGCGCCGAACGTCGTGTCGACCGAGGTGACGATGCCGGCGGTTCCGGCGATGGTGGTACCGCCTACGTGGCCGGCACCGTCGACCACGTCCCAGTTGATTTCGTAGCGGACGTTCCCGCCGGTCTCGGCGGCGGTCAGGCCTACGCCGGTCCAGTGCCCGTGGAAGTCGGACTCCACCAGGGAGACGGTGAAGACGACGGCGCCGGCCGCGTCGTAGCCGATCATCTCGACGAGGCCCGGTTCGGCGGTGAAGGTGATTCGCTTGGCGGTGCCGGTCGTCGTGAACTCGAGGTACTTGGTGACGCTGGCCGGCGCCGCCTGCGAGTAGCCGACGTAGGCGACGTGCCACTGTCCCGTTGCCGTGTACGTGGGCACGGTGCCCCGCATGGCGGCGGCGGCGGAGATCTTCGGGAGGGACGAGGATCCGGGCAGGGTGTCGTCTGCGGCAAATGTGAACCCGGTGACGTTCAGCGGGGCCACCCCCGGCAAGGGCGAGTATCCCTGTATGGCGTCCTTGCCTTCTTCGAGTGGCCAGTAGGCGACCGGTGCGCCGACCGCGGGGAGGCGGCGGCGCAGTGTGGAGTCCAGCGCTTTCTTGCCCTGGCCGAGGCGGCGCAGGATGCCGGAGGCCTCGGCGGGGACGTGGATGTCCTGGCCGGCGACGTCGCCGCGGGTGGGCCAGGAGGAGACTTCGGCGTGCAGCCGGTACTCGCGGTTGGTCACGGTGGCGGCGCCGGCCACGGTCCACGTGCGGCCGGCGGAGTCCACCCAGCTGGTCGCGCCGACGGCCTGGGCGCGTACGTCGGGGGAGGCGACGACGGTCCCGCCGATGCCTGAGCGGACCTCGGCGCGGTGCAGGCGGCCGACCCACGGGAGGCGGGTCTCGGACGTGGTGACCTGCGTCGGCGCGATCTGCAGCGGTGCGTTGCCGCTGAAAATGCTGGTGACGCCCGCGAAGGTGACCGAGCCGATCAGGGACCACGTCCCCGAGAGCGACGCCGCCTTGTAGAGGGAGAAAGTCCAGCCTCCCGCGCCGTTGTTGACGTCGAGGGTGGCCCGCACAGCCGACCGGCGCGGCAAGTACGGCAGGTTGATGAACGCGAAGAACGCATCGGCGGACAGGCCGGTCGGCGACCACACGAAGTACAGCTGCCCGTTGACGATGCGCATGAGCCAGCTGCGGTTGCCGTCGATCGTCGACCACTTGCCGATCAGGGTCTGTGCCGCCGGGCGGTTCCAGTCGGCGGTGAGCTCCAGGCGGACGTCGATGTCCCCGACGATGTCGAGGGAGGCGTGATCGGGGGTGGCGACGATGTCGGCGGACGCGCCGGTCGTGGCCAGGTACGACTCCGGGCCGGCGACGGAGAAGCGGATCGGGGTGTTCGGCCCCAAGAGTCCGTAGTTCGCCGAGCGCGGGTTGTCCGGGGAGTACTTGAAGTCCCGGTTGTTGAGCTGAAAGCGGGCCTTGCTCGGGCCGACGGCCGAGTCCTCCTCACGTCGGCCGCGTTCGATGACGACCGGCGCGCGGGTGTACACGTCGTTGGAGATCACGCTCCACACCCCTGCGATCTGTGCCTCGGTCCGCAGGTCGTACGCCACGGCTGGGCCCCCTTAGAAGTCGGAACTGAAGTAGTTGTCGGCGTCCCCGCCGCCGTCGGTGCGGACGGACCGCTTGATGGCGGTGGCGAACGCGCTGTCGACGGTGGAGTCGATGACGAGTCGGGCCACGACTTCCTGCCGGCCGCCCCCGCCCGCGCCGGACACGCCGACGCTGACGTTGTGGGGGATCTCGGAGGTCACGCCCTGCAGGGTGCGGCGCAGGCCGGGCAGGCCGCCTTCGACACCGGCCTCGAGGCCGCTCATGAGGGCCTCGCCGGACGGGGTCAGGAGCCGCATGTCGAGGGACATGGGGCCCTTCCAGTCGGGGATCATGTTGGTGATCGTCGAGAACCGGCGTTGCAGGCTGCCGATCATGCCGGTGACCCCGTCGATCAGGCCCTGGACGATGCTGCGGCCGGCGCCCAGGAGCAGCCCGCCGAGGTCGCCGATGGATCGCTGGACGCTGCCGGGGATGCCGCGTATCCAGGCCAGCATGGCCTCGCCCCGGGCTTTCGCCTCGGTGGCCATCGAGGTGAAGTAGGCGCCGACCCTGCCGGGCAGGGCGGCCAGCCAGTCGAAGGTGGCCATCCATTCCTGGATGGACTCCTCGATGTTCCCGGTCACCCAGTCCGTCGCCTCGCCGATTCCCGCCTTGATGCTTTCCCAGTGGTCGAGGATGAACTGGGCGCCGGTCCACGTCAGGAACAGGTTCGCGAGGTCACCGAACCCGGTGGAGAGGACTTCCCACAGCCAGTCCCAGGCGGCGCCCACCGCGTCGGTCGTGGCCTTCCACGCGGTCTGGAACCACGTCGTCTGGGTCGCGATGTAGATGATCGCGGCGACGAGGGCGACGATCGCCAGGATGATCCAGGTGATCGGGTTCGCGAGCATCGCCGAGTTCATGGCCCACTGGGCGGCGGCCGCGATGGCCATGGCCACGGCGAAGATGCCGAGGGCGACAGCGATGGCCTTGAAGGCTTCGGGGTGTTCCTTGGCGAACCCGGCCACAGTCGCCAGGGCGGGCGCCAGGGCCTCGCCGAGGGCGGTGGTCAGGGACCGGACGATGGAGTCGTAGGCCATCATCGGGTCCGCGGCCAGGGCGTCCTCCATCGCGGCGGCCGCGCCGGCCGCGTCGGCCATCCCGGAGGAGGCCGCGGCGGTCGCCGGGTCCATGGCCCACAGGGCGTCGGCGCCTTCACCGGCCATGTCGCCGAACAGCTCGACGGCCAGGGCGGACTGTTCGCCCTGGTCCTTGACTCCGCGTAGGGCCTCGATGGTCCGCTGCAGCGCGGCCTTGGCGGGCGCGCCGCCCTTGTGGATCTCGGCCAACATCTCCTTGGCCGGCAGCTTGAGGCCTTTGAACGCCTCGCTCGCCTTGTCGGTCTCCTCCGACGTGATGCGCGCGAACTCGTGCAGGACGTCGCCGGCCTGGTCGATGTCGCGACCGCCGGCCTTGACGTACTGGGACATCATGCCCATCGCGTCTTGCGCGTCGAGGCCGATGCGCGCCCAGTGTTTGCCGTACTCGTTGATGGCGGCGGGGATGTCCTCCATCATCGACTTCGGCAGGGTCTGCGCGGCCTTGGCCAAAACGTCGAACGCCTCGGTTCCGTCCTTCACGAGCTTGTTGTTGATCAAGGTTCCGGCGGCCGTGGCGGCCTCCGCGACGTCCAGCTCGAACGTCTTGGCGAGGGCCAACGCCGACGTCGTCATCGACTCCATCTCGGAGTCGGTGATCTCGGATAGGCCGCCGAGCGCGGAGGCGACGGAGCCGATCGCCTCGTTGACGTCGGCGATGGATTCGCCCCAGCCGGCGGAGAAGACGTTGCCCGCGATGTCGCCGGCTCGGGCGGCCTCCGCCTCGGTCAGGCCGAGTTGCGCGGTGAGTTTGGCGTTGGCCGAGCTGGCGTCCATCGCGGCGGACAGGCCGACCGCGAACATGCCGCCGACCGCGGCGCCGGCCGCCACTCCGCCGATGCCCATGAGAGAGCGGTCGACCTGGTCGGCGGCGCCCTGTGCGCCCTGGGTCAGTTCATCGCTGTTGATGCCGAGTTCGACGAGGAGCTCGGCCAGAGTCTGCGCCATCGGGCAGGCCGCCTTCCTTGGTGAGGTCGCGGCCGCCCATCGAGCGGTTCATGGTCTTGACGGCGGCGAGCATCTCGGTCCAGTCCATGTGGCGGCGCCCGGCGTTGCGGTCCCACTTGGGCAGGAAGTCGGTGATCTTCGATTTCCGGCCCTTGCCCCGGTTGGAGTTGCTGACCGTCGCCGCGATCACCGCCATGAGCAGGTCGTCGCGGCTCTGGCCGATGGGCCCGGTGATCTGCTCGTAGGCGATCCACTCGGTGAGTTCGGCCGACGAGTGTGTCGCCAGGAGCTCGGCGACGGACAGGCCCTTGGCGAGGGCTAGACGGAAGTAGAAGGCCCGCTCGGGGCGGGCTCGGAGTTTCCCGCCGCGTCCTCGACGGCGGCCGCGCCGAGCCCGGAGATCTTCTGCGCCCGCGCGTACAGCCGCTTGATCACCTTGCCGTTACGGACCCCGAGCGCGGCGACCTCCTTGTCGGTGTAGAGCCGCTCCAGGTTCTCGTCCACGATGCACTTTGCGAGGAGGCGCGAGGAGGCGTCGAGGAGGTTCACGCCGGACACCTTGCCGGTCGTGCCGACGCGGACCATGGAGGCCTCGTAGGCGTCCCGTTCGGTACCGGACAGGGCCAGGAGCCGGACCTCTCCACCCCACTCCGGGACGGGGACGTCCTCGAAGATCTGGTCCTGTGCGTTGTCGATCTGTGCTCGGGTCAGCAGGGCCACGGCCGCGCCTCTCTGTGGGTAGGGGTGGTGGGGGTCAGGAGATGGTGGGCTTGCCGGACACCTTGAACGTCAGGGTCGCGGCCAGCTTGTCGTCGTACGGGGCCTCGGGTTCGAACCCGGTCATCACGGCCTTGATCGACCACGTCGTCAGGTCGTCGTCGGGGAAGACCACCTGATAGTTGCGGGGTGCGTCGTCGTCGAAGTCACCGATCAGCGCGTCGTGGTTGGCCGGGTCGTAGTTGACGTCGAGTGACACCTCGCCGCCGTCCTTGAGGCCGCCGATGAACTCCATCCACTGGTCCGGCGACCCGTGGGTGGTGACGTCGATCGTTTCGCGGGAGAGGCCCGGGCCGGAGATGTTCGTGATGTTGGCCAGCGGGGTGAACACCTCGGGCGTGGCGCCGTCGCCGCGCTTGAACTGGGTGCCGAATCCGTCGATACCAGCCATGGGTCTACTCCTGTTCGGTGGTGATGCGGAACCGCATCGGGATGTGCCGGATGTCCCCGGGCGGTTCCGGGTCGGTCAGGGTCTGGGAGAACTCGAACCGCGTGCTCACGTGGTGGAGGCCGGCGATCGTGAGGGGCCGGTGGTCCAGGAGCTCGGTGATCCGGGCCGCGATCCGCAGCCCGCGCGAGTGCCCCCGGTACTTCGACCAGACGTGCAGGGTGATACCGGTCTCGCGTCCGAAACCGCCGTGCCGGTTGCTCGGGATCTCGGTCGACTCGCCGATGTGCACGTAGTCGAAGACGACGTCCTCGGGGACGTAGTCGTACACCCCGGTGATCAGTGCCATGAGCGCGGCATCGCCGGTGAGCCGGGCGTACACGGCCGCCTGCACGGGGCCCAGGGCGGTGGGCGCCGTCATCCGGTCGCCCGCCTCACCTCGTCGGTGATCCGGGTGAGGATCCGGCCGCGTTCGACCTCGAGGGCGGGGCCGAGCGCAGGGTTCGCCGTGATCTTCCGGGTGCCGTGCTCGTGCAGCGCGGCGTAGCGGGCGGTGTCCGCGTCGGTCCATCCGACCTGCGCGGTCAGGCCCGACTCGGAGTAGGTGATGTCGACCTTCTCCCGCAGGTTGCCGGTGTCCACGCGTACGGCCTGCTGGGTGTCCTTCTTCACGGACTCCGCGCCGTCCTTCACCGCGCGGCGCAGCGCTTCCTTGATCTCCTCGGGGAGCTCGTCCAGTCGTTTCGCGAGTGCCTCGATACCGGTCACACGGACGGTCACGGCCACGGTCATCTCCTCTTGCGCAGGTCGCGGCGGATCGTGGCGAGCTCGCGGGCGATCGCGACCAGCGCCCAGGCGATCGCCGGGCGGGCGTCCTGACGGTTCTGCAGGTGGTCCTCCGCCCGGGCGAGGGCCTCGTCGGAGTCCGCCGGCGGAACGGGAGCGGTCACCGGCCGAGCTCGAAGGCGCCGACCTTCACCGAGGTCACCGCGCTGTAGGTGATCGCGGCGCGCCCATCTGCTGCCTTGGAGAGGGTGGTCAGGGGAACGCAGGCCGTCTTGCCCGCGGCCACGGTGACGGTGACGTTGGGGATGGCGAGGCCGGACACGGTGCCGGTGGAGGCGATCGTGACGGTCTTCGAGGAGGCGTCCCCGTTGTAGATGTACAGGAACCGGTTCGGTCCGACGGGTGCGGTGTCGCCGAGGGCGGTGGCGGCCACGGCGGTGGTGTCGAGGGTGACGCCGCCGGCGACGGGCACCATGGTGAGGGCGAGAGCGGCCACGTTGATCAGGCTCCTTCCCGCTGGATCAGCTCGCAGGCTGCCCGGCGGTAGACGGGGGTGGAGGGTTCGGTCACGGACAGGACCCGGAACTGCTGGTGTTGGCCGAGCCGGTCGGTGCCGCGCAGCTCGTCGCCGCGGCGTACGTCGGCGGCGGGCAGGAGGAACACGGTGTGGTCGTGGTGGCTGCCCGCCTGGGCGGCGAGCAGCCGGTCGGCGTTGGAGGGTTGATCGACCTTGGCGCGGACGGTGCCCTGCAGGGCGAGGCTGGTGTCCTGGCCGCCGGCGCCGTCGCCGGAGGTGACCGGCCGCCACACCTCGAGGCGCCGGTTCAGGTGCCGGCCGGGGCTGATCACCGCGACCGTGCCAGGGAGATCCCGCCGCCGAACCGGGCGGAGAGCCGCTCGGTCCAGGCGGCGGAGAGTTCCATGTCGCTGATCCGGCCGTCGGCGGCGTAGGTGACGGCCCAGTCGCCGAGCCGTTCGGAGGTGACGGCCTTACCGGCGGCCAGGCCGGAACCGTCCTCCTGCGCGCGGTGGGAGACGAGGGCGGCCGCCGCCATCCTGCAGACGAGGTCGATGATGTCGGCGGGGACGGCGGCCAGGCCGTGCGTGTAGGTCACCTCCACCTCGGAGGGACCGTCACAGCCGGTCCAGCCGGCCGCCCGCCACAGCATCCCGGAGCGCAGCCTCCAGTCCGTCACCGTGACGCCGTCGACCGTGACCGTGGCGACCGAGGAGACGGGCGGGCCCGGCAACCGCAGCCACTGCCCCGACTCCCCTTCGAGGGTGACGGTCGAGGTGGTCGTGCTGATCGGGGTTCCGGCCGCCTCACGGACGGCCGTCGAGGCGACGTCGAGGTAGACCTCGGTGATCGCCGTCTCGGCCGGTTCGACGGCCAGGCCCCGCTTGGACAGATCCTCGATCCCGGCCAGAGGGTTCAGTGCCATGGGGGCCTCCCGACTGTCAGCTGACCATGTCGATCAGGTCGGCCTTGGTGTAGTTCGCCGCGTCCTCGGCGGAGTGCAGCCCGGACGCCACGACGTAGGCGATCCACTCGGCCTTCGGCGCGTTGATGCCGGGGCGTGCCCGGGACGGGGCCGGACCGGCCTCCGCTTCCCCGCCGTCGGCGGTCGCGGCGGAGGCCCCGGCGTTGGCGTCCGGGTCGGGCTCCGGTGACGTCTGCGTGCGTGTGCCCGCGGGCGTGTACGGGGAGCCGTCGGGTTCGACGCGGACCAGGAGCCCGCTCTCGTACCGCTCGGCGATCGCCTCGGGCAGGGGGAGGTCCATCGCGATGATGGCCCCGCCCTCACCTCGGACGTAGATCGTCTCGACCATGTCAGGTGTTCCTCGGGATCTTGAACGCGGTGATCGTGGCGTCCACGGTGGCGGCCTCGATCAGCAGGGACCCGTCGGACTGGATGAACCGGCCGCTCTCGAACGGTCCGATGAACTGCACGCCGGTGGTCGCGGCCACCGTGACGGACAGGTCGCCCTGCCCTGCCGCGACGGCCTGCGGGCCGGTGCCGGCCTTCACCTTGATGACCTGCTGCACGCCGGTGTTCACGACCCGCAGGACGGTGAGCTCGGCGAAGGCGTCGGCGACCTTCATGTTGTTGGTCGGGGCGACGACGGTGGTGGTGCCGGCCGGCTGGGCGAGGTTCCCGTTCGGCACCAGGTTGGAGTACGGGATCGTGGTGGTTGCCATGGTTCAGCTCTCCGATCAGGCGGCGGGGTTGATGAACGCGGCGGCCAGGTGGTCGGGCCGGATGACCTTCGCGCCGTACAGGGCCAGGCCCTTGACCGCGTCCGAGAACGAGCTCTCGGGCCGGTAGGCCTCGGTCTTGTTCAGCTGCTCGGCGAAGGTGATGGCCTCCTTCACGCCCGCCTGCACGACGGTGGTGTCGCCGGTCGGGACGGGGCAGTTGTTCGACTCGTAGATGTCGAAGCCGGCGGCCCGGCCGACGAGGCCGTTACGCAGACCCGCGTCGGTGCCCGCGTTGTCGGCCTTGATGAACCGGTCGTCGAGCAGCAGCGAGCCGTAGGCCTCGGGCGGAACGATGACGTACCGGCCGGCGGTGGGCACGTCGGCCTTGGTCAGCTTGGTCCGCAGCGGCACCAGCACCTTGTTGTAGAAGTCGGTCGGCGTGGTGTACGTGTCGATCGGCGAGCCGACCACGTTGAGGAAGTTGGCCGCGGCGATCTGCGTGTACAGGCCGGCCACGTACTGGTCCATCACGTCGGCCAGGCCGTACGCGGCCTCACTCATGGCCTGCGGCATCAGCGCGGACTTGGCCTGTCGCTTGTCGACGTCGTCGACCATGAACGCCCAGTACTTCGACTGGTCGACGACCAGCGTGCGCTGCCCGGTCTGGAGCTTCTCCGGGGTGATCACGGTGGAGCCGGGCACGTAGGTGCCGATCGCCGGCCGGGACACCGAGGTGATGCGGACGGTGTCGCCGGACTCTGAGATCTCGCCCTCCCAGTCGCGGTTGACGACGTTCGGGGCGGCGTAGACGAGGGCCTTGCGGGTGCTGACGAGGAGCTTGCTGCTCCAGTATTCGGGAACGAAGTTACGGGTGGACATGGTGGGTGCCTCCTGGGCTACTTGCCGCCGAGGAGATCGTCGAGGCGGCCGTCATCTCCGGCCTTGTCGATCTCCTGGGGGGACATGTTTTTGAGGTCTGCTCGGGTGAGCTGCTTCGGTCGGGACGCCTTGCGCGCCGCTCCGCCGTCGCCAGTGCCCTGGAACCTCTTGGCCGGTGCGGCTGCCAGGTAGGGCTTTGACTTGATGAGGTCCTGGATCGCTTCGGCGACCTCGTCCTCGTCGAGGTTGCCGTCCTCGTCGACCTCGAACTGGTCGAGGTCGAGGAACTTGTAGGCGTCGGCCGGGTCCGCCAGAACGCCCTTGGCGGCGGCCTTCACCTCGGACCGGATGATCCGCGCATTGGCCTTGGCGACCGCGTCCTGCTCCGCCTGGCGGCGCACGGCCGCGGCCTCGTCGGCGCCGTCCTTCTCGGCCAGGCGCTGCTCCAGCTCCTTGGCCCGGTCGCGCTCGGCCCGCCACTTCCCCTTCATGGAGGCCAGGGCCCGCTTGCCCTTGTCGCCGAGCTCGTCCGAGCCGGCCGGGTCCGCGTCGTCGCCGTCCTGACCGGAGTCGGTACCGGTGCCGTCCTGGCCGTCGCCGTCCTGGCCGTCGCCGTCGTCGGCGTCGTCCTGGCCGTCGTCGTCCTGGTCACCGTCGGCGTAGAACACCGGGGAGAACGGGCCGGGCGGGTAGGGGTGGGCCCAGCCGGGGGCGTGCGCGTGCGCGCGGGCGTGGCGGGGCAGGGTGGATCGCTGCATTGGTGACTCCCGTTGCGGGGGTGAGCGCGTGCGCGTTGCGCGCGGGCGCGGGTCAGAGGATGTAGCCGTTGCGCCGCAGCAGGCGTACCGCGTGCTCGCGGTCGGAGGCCTGGCGGTAGATCTCCTCGGGCATGAGCCGAGGGGTCTTCGAGGTGCGGTACCGGTTGCCGGGCAGCTTCTCGAAGTTCTTGCGCCGCTGCCCGGCCAGGCCGCGGCGGGTGGTGCCCTCCGTGGTGGCCTGCACCGTGCGCCCGTAGACGGTCGCCGAGGTCATCCCGCGGCGGGCGTTGACGACCTGCGCGATGTCGGCGCCCGCGCCGATGGCCTTGACCGCGGCTTCCCCGAACGTCTTGCGACGCTGGGCCTCGGACATCGAGGCGTACACGTCCTCCGCGCTGGTCGGCGTGGGTCGGTGGTCGCGGGTGACGGGCTCCATGCTGCAGTGACAGCGCGGGTGCCGGGCGAATGCCGAGCTGACCCCGTACTCGCGGCCGGCCAGGAGGATGCACCGGCTGCAGGCGCCGGACTCGACGACCCGGACGTAGGAGGTGATGGCCGGGCGGGAGACCATACCGACCGAGTCCGCGGCCCGTCCGGTGTCGGCGATCGTCGTACGGACGAGGAGGTCGAGGAGGGCCTGGCCGCGCGCCATCGCGTGAACGACCGGGACGCCCGCGGTGACCAGTCGTAGCGCGGACCACATCGGCGACATCAGGACGTCGGCCAGGGGCAGGCCGTTGCCGGTGACACCGACGAGCGAGGCGGGGACGAGGCGGTCCGATGTGGGCTGTTCCTCGTCGTCGCCGAGGAGGGATTGCAGCCACGGCTCCGTCGCGGAGGCCGCGGCCAGCTGTCCGCCCGACACGATCGCCACCACGTTCAGGAGGAGCTCCAGCCAGGAGGCGTGGATGTGGTCGCGGTCCACCCGCCCCCACAGCGCGCGCACCCCCCGCGACGTCGCGGCGGCCAGCCGCGCCCGGGCCTCCATGTGCGCGACCGGGTCACCCGGCGGCGGCATGGTCCGCCTCCTCGTCCTCGTCCTGCTCCTGGTCGTCCGGCCCGTCCGGTTCCGCCGCGGGCGGGCCGGGCGGGCCCGGCTGGTTGGCCATCATCCGGGTGATCTCGGCGACCGGGTCCGCCTGGAGTTCGCGGTCCTTCATGGCGATCACGTCGGCGACCTCCGTAGGGGTCAGGCCGTAGCGCAGCGCCAGCCACTCGAACGGGAACCCGAGTTGCTTCAGTTTCAGCAGCGCGTCGGCCATCTGCGCATGGCTGCGGGACTCGGTCTCGGCCCACAGCACGCGGCCCGAGCGCATCGCGTCGGCCTTCGCCGTCTCGCCCTTGGCCAGGAAGATCAGCCGGGCCATCTCGCGCAGCCCCTGCCCGAACCACAGGGTCTTCTCGTCGCACCGCTTCACCAGCCCGGTCTCGGCGGCCAGCAGCGTCCCCTCACCGATGTTGGCCATCTTCCCGATCAGGTAGTGCTGCGGGGTGCGGCTCTGGGCGGCGACGTGCCCGACGGCCACCTCGATGATGCCCGTGTACATGGCCAGGTTCGCGGCCTGCCACTCGGCGATCCGGGCGTCCTTGCCGGTGATCCAGGCGACGCGGTCGGCCTGGAACTTCTCCAGGTCCACGGCTTGTTTGCCGATGATCTCGCCGGCCGCGTTCAGCTTGGGGATCACCGGACGCTCGGCGCCCATGATGACGCGCTGCGGCCAGGACGCTGCGTCGGAGGCGGTGAACAGCTGCGCCCAGATCAGGTTGATGGCGTCCTGCATGGCGATCACGCCCGCGATGTCGCTGATCGGGTCCTCGACCAGCATGGGTTTGTTGGGTAGCTCCACCATCGGGACGACGCCCATGGGGTTGGGCTGCGGGTTCGGCTCGTCGCCCATCTCCCGCGGCTTCCACCGCTTGAGCTCCTCGTCGACGTCGGCCATCTGCGGCGACTTGTCCTGCCGCTGCAGGGGCCGGCGGAACTTCCACACCTCGTCGCTCAGGTAGAGCGTGGCGTAGTCCTCGCCGCCGTCCTGCCACCGCTTGAGTGCGGCCCGCCGGTTGCGCCGGGACCCGGCCTCGTAGGCGACGACGCACTGTGTGGCGTCCTCGAATGTCACCACCGGCATGTCGGGGTTGTCGGGGTCACCCCAGACCAGGACGAACGTACGGGCCCCGGTGATCGCGCCGAGGAACCCCAGCTGCGAATCCGCGTCCAGGCCGTTGACCTGCCACACCTTCCACAGATCCTTGTCCGCCGACAGCTGCCCGTCGGCGACGAACCCGGTGACGACGAGCCGCTCCACCGGGGCGTCCGCGACGACCTGGACCCAGTTGTCGGAGAAGTCCTTGTAGCGCGCCCCGTGGAACTTGGCGAACTCCTCGGAGGCGAACTTCAGCCGGCCGTCCCCGCGGTAGTAGCCGTTGAACGTGTCGATCGGACCGCGCCGCCGGATCAGCTCGTTCTCCAGCAGTCCGACGAGCCGGAGGGCTTCCGCTTCCGTGGCCATGGATCCCTCCTCAGCTTCCGTAGTAGTACGAGTCGTTGACCTCGGCCAGGCCCGCCGCGATGACGTCGCCCAGGGCCTCGTGTGCCAGGACGCTCGGGATCACGGCGTCGATCTTCTGGGCCGGGCTGGCCTTGCGGAGCACGTACCGATCCATCGGCCGCGCGGCCGCCCGCGCGTTCGCCAGGTGCGCGGCGGTGATCTCGCAGCCGTCGTGCGTGAACGCGGCCCCCGCCGAGTTCCGCTTGATGACGTCGGTCTTCAACCGCTCGCACGCGGAGTGCATCTGCACGATGCGGCGGGTGTGCCAGCGAATGACGCGCTCCTCCCCGTACAGGTCGACCCACTCGTCGATCTCGGTGTCCCAGTACGGCGGGTCCGCGTACAGGCGGACCACGTCGTACCGGTTCATCAGCTGGTCCATCGCGGCGCGGACCTCGGCGCGCGGGACCTGGCCGTCGTGGTCGGCCGGGTTCCAGATGGTCGGCGCGTCGTCCGGCCCGTACACGGGGGTGAACTGGTAGCCGTCCATCGTCTCGGCGCGGATCGCCGTCCAGTCGTCCGAGTCCGAGCCGTCGAACCCGAGCACGATGCGGGTGGTCGGCCGGACCCGGCGCGGCTTCTCCTTGGCCGACCACTTCGCGACGTCCAGCCAGGACGCGGAGCCGGCCACGCACCGGTTGCCGAAGAACCTTTCGGCCTGCGCCTCGTCCTTCTCCATGATCTCGGCGGCCTCGGCCTCGATCGCGTCGAGGTCGACGTGCGCCGAGCCGGCGTACACGATGCTGTGGATCTTCCGCCGCTGCCTCTTGTCCCGGTAGGACAGGGACTTGGGGGCCTGCGGGTGGTACCGGAAGATGTCCCGGGCCTTCGCCTCCGACGTCGTCTGGGCAACCGAGTTCTCCGACGGGTCCCACCCGTTGGTGGTCTCCACCGAGCGGCCGCCCATGCCGGCGCAGCCGCGTCGCTGCGTCTCCGCCACGCGGCGCAGCTTGTTCGCCGTGTTGTACAGGCCCGTCTCGTCCTGCAGGGCGAAGATGATCGGGTTACCGAGCCTCGACAACGCCGAGGACGTCACGACGTCGATGCGGCCCTCGTCGCCGACGCGGGTGAACTCCTCGCCCACCCGCATCCGCCCGGCCAACGGGCCGATCTTCACCATCGACTGCAGCGGCCGGTACACGTTGGCGACCTGGTCCTCGGAGGTGGCCGTCAGCTGGATCAGCGGAGTCGGCCACGGCACGCCCATGGGCTCGCCCGCGCGGTACTCGTACCACCAGCCGCAGTCACAGCCGTGATCCGCGCACTCGTACCGCTCGCCTCCCCGCGCCCAGCCGTCGAACACCACCGGGCCCGCGGCCTCGGCGAGGACCAGGGCCGCCGACCACGGTCCCTTGCCGGTCTTCTGCGGGGCGACGATCTGAGAGCGGCGGTGGTGGAACGCCGGCGCCAGCTGCCCCACGCGGGCGGTGGGCTTGACCCGGTAGTGGTTGACGGTGCACCACAGCTGCCACGGGTACATCTCCATGCGCTCGCCGCGGCGGAAACCGTCCGGGACGGGGCAGTGCTCCTCCATCCAGTCCGCAACGACCCACAGGGTGGGGAAGTCGACGACGAACTCGGCGGCCGCCTCACGCCCCGTCGCCACTGGGCACGACCTTGAGGCGGTCGCGGGCCGACGGCCGGCGTACAGCGGGCGCCGGCGTGCTCTCGACGGGCTCGGGCTCCGCGACGGCCGGGGCGATCTTCCATCGGTTGCGGAGCATGCCCTGGACGCTCAGACCGAGGCTGTCGAGGTAGCCGCGCACCATCTTCTTGACGTCGACCCGCGCGTCCGGCCGCTCGGCCTCCGCCAGGGTGCGGACGAACAGCGCGACCTCGAGGGCCTGGCCGAGTTCCTCCCACATCAGGGCCTGCGGCTTCTCCCACAGGTCCAGCCACACCTCGTGCTCCCGCTCGGTGGCCTCGGTCAGGGGCCAATCGGGTGCCTGGCCGGGCCGGCCGTCGGCGGGCAGGGTCCGCCAGCCGGCGGCGTCGGTCTTCCGCGCGCGCCGCAGCGCGTTCGGATCGGGGGCCGGGCCGGAAACGGCGCGAGCTCCACCACGGGGCATGTTGATCACTCCTCGGCCGCGTTGCGCGGCACCGATCGACGTCACGTTGCGTGACGGCTGGGGACCCTTTGAACCTGACGGACCCCCCGGCGCCCTCCCCCGCGTCTGGGACCCCCGGGGCCGGCCGGGGTCACCCCCCTGGGTCGGCCACCGTGAGTGATCAGCGCCCCCACGTCTCGTAAGCCGTCTTACGGCTGTGGTGACGCTTGCTCATGGCCTGCCAGTTGTCGGGGTCGAAGCCTCGCGGTCCGAGCGGCCCGAGTCCGTCGATGTGGTCGACCTCCGTAGCGACGTCACGCTGCAGAGGAGGCAGCACGGCGCAGCTCGGACACTCGCAGTACGGATGATCTTCAAGGTAGCGAGCACTGGCCTTGCGCCAACGTGCGTCGCGTCCTGCGTCCTTGTGTGCCGGCCTGCTCGCCTCAGCCTTGGCTCTGCATGGGGCACAGCGCCCTTGGGGAGTGAGGGTGGGGCATCCAACGGTTGGGCATACCTGCATGGCCTTACGTGGGCTCATGGCCTCATGGTGATCAGCCCCTCCATCGCTGCCTCCTGAGCATGACCGAGGCCCCGACCGTGTTGCGTGGTCGAGGCCTCGTGAGTCCTGGTCAGCATGCATCTGGGCATGGCTGTACGCCCAAATCGTGGCGCGCGCGCGTTCGATAGTCAAGCGGGATGATCACGCGCGTTGCCCGGGGCGGGTCGGCTTGGGTGCGTCACGGGCGACGAGGACGTCCGCCAGGCGGTAGATGGGCCGCTTGGGTGTGCCGCCCGCGCGGGTGAGTATGCCGCGGCGGACCCAGTCGCGGATGGTGGCCGGCTGCACCCCGCAGGCGAGGGCGGCCGTCGTCGTGGTGAGCTGCCCGGGCGGCAGAGAGCGGTACTCCATGAACCTCAGTGTCACCCGGCCTTGGTGTCGCGCACCGGTGTCGCGGGCTGCGCGACGAGATGCGGGTAGTACTCGCCGAACGTCGCGGCGAGCGTGGCGAGTCGGTCCGTGGTGTCGCGCAGGTCGGTGTACCAGCGGGCGGCCGTCTCGTCGTCCACGCCCATCTGGTAGGCGGGCCGGGCGTTGACCAGGGCGTTCACGGTGTCGCGCAGGTCGTCGAGTGTCGCGGTGGTGTCCGCGACACGCTGGCGGCGCAGGGCGGCAGGTGTCGCGGCCGGGGCAGCGATCAGGGCCTGGCGGTCGCGGTGGACCACGTCCTTGGATACGCCGAGCAGCGCGGCCATGGTGCGGATGGACACCTTGTCGCGCGACATCTGGGAGACGAGGGCGCGGCGGCGGGGGACGTCGATGGGGTGCGTCATGGGAGTCGGTTCTCCTGTCGCGGTCGGGGCCGGGCCGGCCGCACGGGGCGGCGGGCCCGGCCGGGGGTGGGTCAGGAGCGGGCGGCGTCGCGCAGGGTCTTGGCGTACTGGCGGCGGGTGGTGCCGTCCTCGACGTCGGGGGCGTGGGCGAGGAGCTCGGCTTCGGCGGCCGCGACGAGGTCGCTGCGGATGCCGTGGTGCTCGGCGGCGAGCTGTCCGACGAGGAGCTCGCGGGACGCACGCCACATCAGGCTGTCCGGCCGGGAGCGGTCCAGGTACGCGGCCATCTGTAGGAGCAGGGTGCGGCAGGTGTCGGTGGGGGGAGTGGTGTTCATCGGGTCACCGCCGTGGTGATGGTGCCGGTGACGCCGGCGGCCGTGGCGCGCATCGTGGTGGTCCGGCCGTGGTGGCGGCGGATCCATCCGACGGCGAGGACCCGGGGCGGGGCCGGGGGTGTGGTGGGCTGGGTGGGCGTGGCAAGATCGGGCACAGCCGTCTCCTTGGGCGATCAAGGGTGTTCGGTCAGGCCCCTGTCCGGTGTTGACGCACCGGCGGGGGCCGTTGTGTGTACGGGGCTATCCGGCGGCCAGGAGGAGCTCCTCCTCCTCCTGGTCGTGCTGCTCGTCGTGGTCCATCCAGGCCTTGAGGTCGGCCCAGTCGGTCGGCCGGTAGGTGGCGGTGCACCACGGGCAGGTGATCGTCTTGGGGGAGTAGGCGCGGTAGTACCGCAGCACGGCTCCGCACCGGGCGCCGCCGCTGGTCTCGGCGGGGCACGGGCCCAGCCGCTCGCCGCGCTCGCGGGTGTCGGCCGGGCAGACGATCTCCAGGGCCTGCTCGTCGAGCCGGCGGATCTCGGTGGCGAGGGTGCCGCCCTCGGTCCATGTGGCGATGTAGTCGAGGTGGAACCCGAGGCGGGCGGCGGCCGTGCCGACACGCTCCTCGATCGTGCCCCTGATCGCCGGGGCCGATCCGGCGCGCGAGGCCTGCATCTTGGTCCACCAGCCCTCGAGGACTCCGACGATGCCGCCGGGGCCGCGTAGGGTCAGCACCCTCAGGGACACCGGCAGCGGCGCCTCGACGAGGCCCACGCGGCCGTAGGTGGGCGCGCCCGCCGAGGGCTGCAGCTCGGGCTCCAGGAGCCGGTACAGGGCGGACATGCGGCGCAGCCGGCCGTGCGTCGCCGCCCGGCACCGGTGGCACAGGGTCTCGTCGGCGGCCAGTTCCCTGCGGCAGACGCAGGTGGTCATGAGGTGGGCTCCTTCGGGGCGTTGCCGGGGCAGATGAACGGGTACGGCGGGTTGGTGCCCGCGCAGGCCGGGCAGTCCTCCGCGTTCGCGCCGTCGCCGAGGTGGTAGGGCTTGCCGTGCTCGTCGAGGTAGCCAGCGGCCTGGAGGGCTGCGACGACCTGCCGGAACTGGCTGGCTGCGTGCTGGACTGCGGGGAGCAGCGCGGTGAAGTACGCCTGCTCGGCGGTGGCGAGCTGCGCGGTGGCGCGGAGGAGTTGGTCGCGCTGCTCGTCGGTGAGGGCGTTGGGGAGGCTGGTCACGGGGTGGGCTCCTGGGGTTCGAGGGCGGCGCGCAGCTCGTAGGCCGCGCCGCCATGGGTGCGGAGGACCGCCCAGTCGCTGGCCAGCCTTCTGGCGCGGGCGATCGTGTCCTCGGCCCGGGTGAGGTGTTGCAGGTGCTCGCAGCTGTCGATGACGCGCGGCCAGCCCTCAGTGAGCCAGGTGGGGGCTACGCCGTGGTCGCTCCAGCCGCAGTGGCGTTGGCCGATCTCGTAGCCGTGGCGGGCCCATTGGCGGGCCTCGGCGAGGGCGGCTTCGGCCTGCTCGGCGCGCTGCTCGGCGTTGTACGCGCGCCAGTGGAGCCGTTCTACGGCCTTGGTGCCGTCGGCGAGGTAGCGGTCGGCGGCGGCGCGGGCCTCGTCGCGTTCGGCGTACAGCTGGTCGAGGGCGTCGCTGGTGATCGTGCCGACGGTGTGCCGGGCGGGCTGTTCGGTCATCGGTTGCTCCTGCGGTGGCGCTTGAGGTTGTAGCCGATCCGGGCGAGGACCAGGCTGGCGAGGAGGCTGGCCACGACCCAGACGGCGAGCAGGACGAGGGCTGTCACGGGGCGGTCTGCCTGGCCGCGTCGCGCTGTCCGGCGATGGCTTCTTCCAAGTGCTCGACGGGGAGGTCGACCGAGGCGGTGCAGCACTCGGTGACGGTGATACGGACGTAGCGGTTGGCGTCGGAGTCGATGATCGGCTTGGCGGTGAAGTGGTTGCCGTTCTCGTCGCGGTACTCATACACGGTGAACTCCTCGGGGTGGTGAGGTGGAGGCGGCGTCAGGCGACTGCGGCCGCGGCGTCGAGCCAGGCGGCGCACTCGGTGACGCTCGGGGCCTCGTCGGCGCGGAGGTGCTCGTCGAGGTCGGGCGCGGCAAGGTACAGGCGGGCGTCCGCCTCCCACGGGCCGGTCGAGATGCGGTAGGCGTCGCCGTCGGTCTCGATGCGTTGGCGGTCCACGTTGCCGATGACGGGGCCGTCCTCCTGGTCCCGGCGGACGTAGTAGATGCGCTTCGGCGTCTTGCGGGTGATGGGGAAGCGGACGACGCGCGCGGCCACCCACTCGTTGTCGCCGTCCCAGTGCCCGGGCTCGATGCCGTAGAGGTACTCGACGGGTCCGGGGGCGGGCGCGGGACGGGGGTTCGGCGGCTTGATCGTTGCGCGGCGGATCCGCTGGTCGGCCAGGTGGCGCCAGGCCACGCAACCGGGCGTCCCGCAGCGGGCCTTGACCATTCCTTCCGGGTCTCGTCCGTAGCCGAGACGGAACGCCAGGCGCAGGCCACTGACCTCCTGCCCGCCTCCGAGGTCCACGACCGGGCAGCCGATCCACAGCAGGTGGCCGTCCTCGCCGGGTGTGGTGCGCGCGGTGAACCGCTCCAGCGGCGTGGGGGCGGTCGTGTCGACGACCTGAGGGATGCCCAGGGCGCGGCGCAGCCTGCCAACGGACGAGCAGCTCATTCCGGTGGCGGCGGCGATCTCCCGGACGCACAGTTCACCGGCGCGCAGCAGGGCCTCGGCCTGGTCGACGTCGCCGACCAGGCGTCCCACGGGCGGGGCCGGCTTGCGGGGGGCGGGCGGCATCAGGTCGGCGCGTTCGGCCGGGTTCAGGCCGCCGCGCACCCCTTCGCGGTAGTGCCGGCTCTGCCGGCCTTCCTCGAGGAGGGCCGCGGCCAGGCAGGCGGCGACGACGGGGCATGCGGCGCAGATCCGCTTGGCGGCGGCCTCGCTGGCCTCGAACTCCTGCAGCCTGTTGCGGCACGCCGCGCGGTCCTGCCAGCCGGGCGCCGGGGCGCTGTCGGCGTGCGGGCGGGAGCGGGTGTTGGACACGAGGGTGGACATCGGGCCTCCTCAGGCTCCGTCGGGGGCGGTCAGGGTGACGGTCCAGTGGCTGCTGATCAGGTACTCGGCGATGGTCTCGGCGAGGAGAGCCGGGGTGGACCGGTCGGGCGGGGTGAGGGTGCGGTGGTCCTCGATGGCGGCCGCGATGACGAGCAGCGCGGCGTCCGGCACGCCGGTCACTGCGGTACCCGGCCGGTCGCGGCCCGCCACTGGGCGAGGACCTTGTTCGGCACGGTGCCGTTGGACGGGCAGGTGACGCCGGCCTGCTGCGCCCAGGCCCGCACCTCGGCCGGTACGTAGTCGCGGGTGGGGGAACGGCGCGGGCTGCCCTTGCCGCCCTGCAGCTCGGCCTGGCGGGTACGCAGGCGCGTCATCCGCTTCTCCAGCTCCTCGACCTCGCCTGAGATCCGCAGGAGTTCGGCCTCGTGCCTGTGCCGGGTGTGCAGGGCTTCGAGTGCGTCGAGGGCTCGCTCGGCGTGCCTGCGGATCGCGGCGGTCCGGTGGCCGGTGCCCCAGGCGAGGAGTTCCACGGCGTTGGGAACAGCTGGCGGTGTGTCGGCCCGGCTAGGGATGTCGCCGCGGGTGACGAGGCTCTTGTGCGTGGTGATGATGGCGGTGACGTCGGCCAGGGTGGCGCCGGTCTGATCGGCGATCTGCTGGTCGCTGTAGCCGTCATGGTGCATCTGCATGATGACGGCGGCGGAAACGCGCATGGTGGTCCCTCGGGGTGCGGGCGGGTCAGCAGGGGCTGACGAGGTGGCGGTGGCCAACGACGGCACCGGTGGAGTCGCGTACCTGGTCGAACGGGACCAGGAGGTCGGCGCGGCCGCGGACGCAGACACCCACGGCGGGGTCGACGAGCAGGTACACACCCCGCCGACTGGCGGGCAGGTCCCGGACGAGGTACCGCACGAGGTGGATCTCCAAGGGCCGGCCGCCGTGGAAGGTGGTCCGCGGCTCGTCGAGGTCCACGGACTCGACGCCGAGAAAGGCCGACGGCACGTCGGCGGCGATGACGGTGCAGCTGCGGTCGAGGGCGTCGTCCTCGATGACGTCGGGGGCGTCCGGCCCGTACAGGCGGACGGTCTCACCGGTCAGGTTGATGATCATTCGGGGTCCCTGGGGTCGGGGTGGCCGTCGGCCGCGGTTGTCGGGGAGGAGATGTGCCAGCCGTCCCGGCGGACGTCGGCCACGGCCGCCGTGCCGACCACGGCGGCGACCCGCTCGGGCAGGTCCACGCCGAGCGCCAGGAGCTCGCGCTGCACGGTCGCTGCGATGACGGCGGCCACCGCGTCGGCCACGACGCCGTAGGTCCGGCTCACCGCGTCCACCCCTGCCAGCGCACCGGCCGGACACCGGACCGCTGCCGGGACCCGCCACCGCTGCTGCGCCCGGGCGGGGCCGGGCAGGTCGCGGCGTGGGGCATGGCTCGCCACTCGTACGTCTCGACGTTGGGGCGCTCGCGGTTCAGGCCGCGGGCCCGCAGGGTGCCGACGCCGTCGCGGTAGACGGCTGTGTTGCCGGCCGGGTTGGGGGCGGCGTTGAGGGCCTGGCGGCGGCCGGTCGCGGTGATGGCCCACCGGATGCTCTGGCCGCAGCTGTCGCACGAGGCGACGTCGTGCTCGCTCTCCATCGGGGCCCTCCTCAGATGCCCGGGAGGGGCAGGCAGTCGTGGGTGAGGCACTGCACGTCGCTGCCGACGAGGTGGACGTGCCGGCCGGCGGCGGCCAGGGCCTCGGCGGCGGTGAGGGCGGCCGGGGCCGGGGCCGGGATCACGAACGGGGCCGGGCCGTCGTCGGCCCACTCCTCGTCGAGGTCCAGGGCGGCGGGTGCGAGGTCGATCGTCATGGTGTGCGGGCCTCTCGGGCGGTGTCGGTGTCGGTGGGGTCGTCGCGGAGGTGCTGGAAGACGAGGCGGTGGCCGTAGAGGCGGAGGGCCTCGGTCCGGCCGAGCGTGCGGATCGCCCGCCGTACGGCCTCGGGGTCGGACTCGGCGGCCGCGCGTAGTTCGGCGATCGTGGCCACGTGCTCGGGGTCACGGACCGACAACAGGAGCGGCATCTGCCCCTGGTTGCCGGCGCTTTTGGCTTTGACCTCGGCGGCCCGGGCGTCGCGCCGCTGCTGGGTGGTGAGGGTGAGCCGCGGCGGCCCGGACGGTGGCGGGTCGTCGCCGAACGGATCGGCCTCGGGCGGCGTGGTGTCGATCTCGTCGTACTCGGGCGGCTCGCCGAGGTCCTCCGGAGCGACCCCCAGGGTCAGGTGACCACCAACAGCGGCCGAATCCTGGGGTAGTACCTGGGTAACCCTGGGACGTTGGGGGGCCGGTCCCCCCAATTCAAGGGGGGCCGGTCCCCCCAATTCCAAGGGGGGCCGGTCCCCCCAATTGCTCTCCGGTGAATTGGGGGGCCGGTCCCCTCTATTCAGCTCCTCGGAATGGGGGGCCGGTCCACCCAACTCGGGGGCGGCCTCCTCGGCCCACGGCGCCGCCTCCTTCTTCGGCCGGCGGCGCCGCTTGGCCTCCAGCACCGTGACCGCTGCGGTCCAATCGGGGCGCGGGCTGATGACGAGCACGTAAACGGTGGGGCGTCCCGGGCCGGGCGGCTCCTCGGTCGTTACGACCCCGGCGGCAACCGCCGCCTTCAACCACGCCCGGACCTCCTTGATGTCCGAGCAGGAGGCCGCAGCGACGCTCTGCACGCGGATCGGCTTGCCGTCCCGCATCCGCAGCACACCGGAGGTGTTGGCGGCCGTCGCCAGGGCGTACAGCACCGTCAGAAACCCGCCGCGCAGGGGCCGGGGCAGGTCCCGCGTCCACCGCCAGTACAGGGCGTTGCGGTAGGCGTGGGGGACGCCGCCGCTGGTGTGGTCCGGTTGCTGCTCGTCGGGCACGGTCGCCTCTCATGGTCCGGGTGGTGCTGTGGTACGTGCAGGAGCGGTGTCATCGAGTGCCACGCACCCGGGCCATGGCGATGGCGGGGATGGACAGGAGGAGCGGGCTGGTCTCGTACCGGCCGCCCGGGACCGGCTGTAGCCACCCCCGCTGCTCCAGCGTGTTCAGCTGGACGACGACCATTCCCGCGGTCAGTCCGGTGGTCCTGACGAGGCCGGCGACACCGGGCTGGCGGGTGGCGGGGATGATCCCGTTGGGGCTCGAGTACACGCCGAGGACCATCCCGACGAGCTTGGTGTGGGGGATCAGGCGGGCCTCGCGCAGGGCCTGCATGTAGTGGCCGCGGAACTGGCGGTAGGACCCGGAGAGGACGGGCGGCGGGGCGATGCGTGCGGCGAGGTCGGCGGGGGTGGGGATGGGCATGGGATCAGTCCTCCGGAGGCGGGTCGGGGTCAGGGAGTTGGGGGTCGAGGTAGGAGCCGGCGGGCCAGCCGGGGCCGGGCGGCGTCTCGGGCCGCCCGGCCAAGGCGTTCGGGGTGTGCCGGTCGCAGCGCCACCCGCACGGGTACAGGCGGGCGGGCTGCGGGCCGTGAGGTAGGAGCAGGGCCTCGCAGGGCCGGGGCGAGCGGGT